CGATCGCATTTAGTAAGTCCTTAATATCACCAACTACTTTTGGATCACGCCTAAATCGTAATGTCCACTGCTCGGGACTTATGTAATCAATGATAAGTTTAACATGGTCTGGATTTATTGTATCTAGAAAATGGACACCTGACTCACTTTGGTACAACATCCATGGGCTGATTTTACCTTTGGTTACAGCATAGCAGATTTTGTTTTTGTTGCCATATCTTAGGTAATCCTTATGTTGGATTCTTTCCAACTCGGCAAATTTCATAGTAGTTTCTACACTTCTATGAATAGCATCAAATGGATCTTCACTACGCAAATATTCTATTAAGAACCTAGTATAAACAGAATCATGACACCATTCATCAATTTTAATTTGGTCTTTTAATAACCAATCTAGGTATCTACTTACATTGATAACATTTACTTCAGTACAATATAAACCAAACTTTGCGAAGGCTGTGTAATAAGGATTACGAATAAATTCTTCGTAGGTTTTATATTTTTTAGATGCGCTATTTTTCTTGTAGAATTCTAACCAAGCCTGAAAACCTAATCTATTACTTTGCTTGTCTTTTTCTAACCAACGATGTTTATATTCACATATATGACTAAATAAAGTAGTAGACCGTTTAAATTTGCGGCCACAAAATTCACAGCCAAATTTAGTATTAATCGTTTCCTCTGTCTTTTTCATACTGCTCAATATCCATATCTGTTATTAACTGATTCAATACCTCTACATCTTCAATTTTAATATTAGGATATACTTGACTAAGATACATTTTTCTTTTTTGATTTTCTACAAACTCAGTAGCCATTTCCTGTAAATCATCTTTATTTAATTTAGGATATATTTTTGCGTAGTAGTCTTTAATGTCTTTTACTTTTGCTGCCGTTTTTAATTTGCTAATATTAGAACTGATATTAGGAATCCATTGATGAAACTGTTTACCAATACCTGGACTAGCCGCACAAAGCATTAGCCATTGTAATTTAGGATGCTTTTGAACATTTTCATTAAACATATGTTTGTTGGCATAATAATCAGTGCTACTAACATAATAGTTTTGTAAGTCTTTATTACCTTTAACCGCACTCATCCACATCAACATCATATACGGAACAAACTTCCGTTGTTGTTCCTGTGTAAGTCTATCATAATAACCATAGTCTTTTTTATCTAATGCGGCTAACGCATTAAACAAATCAAAGTCTTGATTTTCAAATTTCTCATCAATAGGTATATCGGCTTTTTTCATTAGAATGATTGATTATAGTCTACTATTTCACAATTCCTACTAATTTCTTTTACAAAATAAACGCACATGGGTTTCTCACAGTCTTCAATAGGTACACAAAGAAACTGCCCGTTCTTTAACCTAGGTGCATACCAAATTACATCATGATAAACATCTACAATTTCAATTGGTTGAAATGATGGTCTGAATGAAGTCAATGGATTAAATTCAAATGCTGAAAATCCCCTATCATTAATACTAGTCAATGGTAGCGTTTCCAAATCACCATGATCCTTTTCTCCAATTAGGATTTGCCAATCTACAGGCATTTTAATTGTATGGTTACCTATCTGTAAAACTAGTGCAGGAGCACTAAATGATTCCAAAAATATAAGAGGGATATAATGGTAATCTACATTGCTAGGGTTGCTGTTATCTAAGATAGCAAACCTAAAGTCATCTACTTCATCGGGTAGATTTTCTAAATTATATTTAATGTTGTCTAGTAATAATATGTTCATGGTAATACTATATCACCTATACTTAAGTTTTTCAATATCAAATGGATATGCGGCTTCTTTATAAAAGACCTTTCTTTGCGTTAAATGTTTTTTGGCAAATTTACAACTACTAGTTATGTCCCAGATTTGTACGAAGTCCTTGTCTTCAGCCTTTCTGATTCCGCGTCCAATAGATTGTATAACCCTAACAAAGCTTTTTCCGGGCTCCAAAAGAACCAAATTAAAAATCCTAGGAATATTAATACCCACACTGGCCACACCATAAGTCGCCACAATAATCTTGTCAGTAGCAGTTGCCACTTCATCATACTCTTCCTTTCTTTCCGTTAGTTTGGTTTCGCCACTTACAAATACACTATTAGGTAATCGTTCAATTAATTCTTTTCCTGCATTTACTCTATCAACTAACACTAGAGTATTACCAGTTTCTTTAACTTTTAAAATTAATTGAGCAATAGTATCAAGTCTATTTTTATCTTCTAGCAAATGTTTAAGTTCACTTTGATAATTAGTAAACTCTACTTCATCCTGCAATTGTACAATATTAACATGGCATCTTGCCAATACACCTTTATCTTGTAATTCACTGGCTGTTAGTTTGCCAATAACATTACCTAAACTAACGAATAATGATTGCGCTTCATGTTTGGCTTTAGGTATAGTACCAGTTAGTCCCCAACGAATTGGAACACATGCCATTGGACCTGTTAGCAATGCCTTAAGTCCATCTGCCTTGGCACTATGGACCTCATCAACCATTACACAAACTACACCCTCAATGAATTCACCGATAGTAATATCCGCTTCACCTGCCTTAGTTGCTTTAAGCATATTATTAAGGCTTTGCCAAGTACAGATTGTATGTTGTTTACCTATTTCTTTTCGGTCACCAAAGTAAACCCCTACATCCAATCCTAAATTTCTATAATCCGCTTCCGTTTGTACTACTAGGCTTTTGTTAGGTACGATTACAATGCTACGTCCATAGTCTTGTACGCTATAACTTAGTGCGGCTGTAGTAATAGTTTTACCTGCGCCTGTTGCTACCTCTTGAATACTTTGTGGATTGGATAAAAAGTTATTAATAATCTCTACTTGATAATCACGCAACATAATTGATTCACCGACTTTAGGATGTCCAGTTGGCCATTTATGCGTTTCAAATGCGTTTTCGGCTACTTTGTTGAAAGCAAAGGTAGTAGTGTATTCCCTGTTATCTTCTAATTCAATGTCATATCCTGCACGATCCAATAAAGGAAGAATTTCAGGTAGTAGATTAATATAAGTTGTTCCACCTAAACTAAAAAATGAAATTTTACCATTCCATCTGCCAAGTTTATATGATGGTCTAAATCTAGCAGAAGGATCTTCATATTCAAACATCTTCATTAATGTTTTACGGTCGGACAATTCTAGTCCTTCCAGTTTAACATTAACCTCGTCCTTAATTATAATTTTACATTTTTTCATTTAATTGTGATTGGAGTTGAATTTTTCATTTTAATTATCTTATTAAATTGATGATTATATATTGTTGGAGTATTATGCCCCCATGCTAGTAATACTGTATATTCTGATTTTAGCATTTCTAGATTAGTAGAATATCCCTTCAGTTTAATATTTAAATTACTTAATACTCTATCTACAGTTTCAGTAATATACATAAAGTTTTTTCTTGCAGTGCCAGTATAGTACACAGTGGTACATCTTAATTCATATAGCCATTGTCCTATTAAATCAAAATTTACAAAGTCAATGGTTGGTTCATATTCACTGGCAAATTTTAATTTCTCATTGCCATTAATAATGTTACTATCTATTTTTACACCATGCTCGGTTAACTTTGATAGACATTTAACATCGTTAGACAATTCAATATCTTTAATCGCTTCATCTAAAAAAGAATTAGATGCGGCAATTATATAACGATCATTATATGGAACAAGAGTAGGTTCCCAATACGGTGCGTTATATTGCTTAACAGTATTTAACAAATTATTGGTCACTTCGCAATGAGTAATGGCTTTGTAATGTTCCTGCGAAACCGATACTATCACCTTTAATGCATGGGTACTAAAAGGTGATTCGTATCTTTTTAAATCTTTATTCCATACAAATGTATTAACTAAATTATCTTTCCTTAATCCTACCAAGAAATGTTTATTGAACGGTGCTCTAAAATAGATATGGTTATTTTCTATTTTAATCTGAGCATTGGTAAATTCAGGAGTACTAGGAATAATTTTAGTAGCCCATGGCATGTGTTCAATCATACCCTGTGTTATTTTATGTTTGTCCAATTGTTTTTTATATTTCTTTGTTAATAGATTAAACAGTTTAACTTGATTTGAAGTTAACGCTTTATCTCTAATACAGGAAATCATATGCATATTATGAACGAACCTTAGGTCGTTCATACTTAACCGCATCATTCCGCATTGCATAAAATATAGTAGTTCTTCTTTCGTGGTTACTTTTATCATCCTACAAGTATACGCTAGTCCAAAAAATTAATCAAGTTAAAAGGCAAAAAAAGGGGGATTTCTCCCCCTAAAAACCAGGAACATTTATCAACCGCGTTTCATCACCGTGCTTTCAGCAAGTACACGCCAATTTGTCGGGGACACTTTAGTCAGATCCGCAATCTTTAATGCCATGCGTAGCGACAACTCACGGAGTTTGGATTTGTTTGCTTCCATGAAGTTGAGGATCTGCTCACCCTCGTCAGCGTCAAAATCATAGTCACGGAACAAACCACCGTCGCAATCACGATGAACCTGCTTGATACGAAGAATCTTATCACGCTCCGTGTCAATCGTCAGGTCAAGAAAGTGACAACGACTTTGCAGAGCCTCGAGGTGATCCTGCAGTTTCTTAGACTTGAGGTTCTCAAACTTCAAGTTAGTAATAAAGATTGCCGAACCTTTGAATTCAAACGCCTCGGGCACTCCTTCACGGCGAAGCATAGAGCTATCTGAGTTCCAGCAAATGCGCCTGCGTTTACCACTGTCAAGGGCAGCCTTGAGAATGTTAAGAGCCAAGTCATCTTGGAAGACCGAATCGCAATCGTCAAATACCAAAACGTTCTTTGGATCAGAGTACTTGTACAGTGTGCAGTACAGTCCAATCGGGGTCATTGCACCCTTGACAATTTCAAAGCGAACCCGCTTGCCTGCAATTTTGTCAAACATTGCAGCCTTTTCCAATTGGGTCTCAACACCAAACGATTTACCAACTCCCGGAGGACCTGACACAATCATTGCACGGATATCGCCGTTGATACATGCCTTGGACATGTCATCGAGGATTTGAAAACGGGTAGCAATGCGATCCATTGCCTCTTGCTCGGTCTCTACCGCGGGGGTTTTTAGTGCTTTAAATTCTACAGTCTGTGCCATCACAGGTTCTCCATCAAGATATTCTACATTCATAACGTTATTTACTTTAACTTTCACCACGCTAATAGCGATTGGAAATTGTCCATCGTTCTTAACGGTGATGTAAGCACCTTTCTTGCCTTGCTGATAGTCTTTGACAAGGGTGAATCGGGTATTGATCACGGGAAGATTGCGATACTCGCCGTATTTGATAAGAACTTGTGCCACTTATTGCTCCGTTTTCTCAGTGTATGAATCTATTATACACACAAACCCATTTATTGTCAAATCAATAGCCCAGCTTAGGGATACTAATTTCAGCCATCTTACGCTGGTGTTCCTCGTTGCTCTTACGCATTTCTACCAAAATCTCATAGCACCTGCCCATTTGGAACAGGGTGAATCCAAGGCCAACAACCATGATGAGATCGGTAACAGTGTTAATATTCATTTCAGTTTCCTTTTAAGTCAATATATACAGTATACTATAAGGTCCAATTATTGTCAACCTGTGAACAGTTGTATGATTTTCGCAACACCTGCACAGACTACAAAAAATACCATGAAGCCGGCGATCAGAACCGGCATCCAAGAGAAAAGTTCCGTAAGGCTAAACCTCATTGTTCAACTCCGAAATGTTCTCTGCAAAAGGTAGAAAAACCCTCACCCACACATTTTATCAATTTTAAATAACAGTCATCCCAATTGCTTTGGAGTCGTTTATCAAGGTGAGCAGTTTCCAATACAGTACATATATCAAGTACAATCAATTCTGCAAACTTTTCATATACGGTATCTTCGGGCATAATCTCATAGTGTACGCCGGCCTGTGATAATAGTAGTCTAAGTCGTTCGTTCATTGTTCAACTCCAAAATGTTCTTTCATTCTTTATAGACCAAAGATTTGGATTCTTCCTGTGTTTCCGAGCATACAAAATGCATAATGTCTCGGCCCATGTAGTCTTCCTCTACATTGAGGAATTCGACCTCATCTACATAATGACGATCCTGACACTCGGCGCAATGGACATAAAAAGTATCTCTCATTTACTAACTCCAAAATGTTCTTTAATCTTGCTTTCAATAGCATCTGCCGTAATAGGAATTACCACTTCCTTTACCTGCGACAGACATTCTTTCATAATTAGTTCGGCAAACTTTTCCAAATCTTGAAATGTTGCCGTTGATAACATGTGCCGACTGTAGGACCACTGAGTGCCGATACCCGATTTGGTCGCTAATTCCATAAATTTTTCATTATATGCAGGCTGACCTGCAGCCTTAAGTAAAGTTTGAATTTGTCCGCTCATTTTGAATCTCCGTAGACTTAAGCAGCCTTTGTCAAGTAGGCGTCAATCATTTTACCAGGAACAATGTCGCCGTTACGCATCATAAACACCGTGCTATAGTTCTCACGCTCGCCACCAGGGAACATATCATACTGTTCGGTTTTGCTAACAACCTCACGGCGCATAAAGCCATCATTAACAATGACACGGCTAGCGACCCACTTGCCACCAGTGTAACGGAGTTCGAACGGGGCCTCCCACTCTTGACAGGCCTTGTCACCGTCATCGGCGATGTACCAGTCAACCACGTACTCCTCGAAACCTGCGTTACGGGTTTCAATCAGGGCCGTGAGAGTAGGGATACCCGACTCCTTGACCTTTAGGACCTGCGCGGGGGTGAGGTTAGGGACAACATAAACGTCCCCGCCCTTGAACTTCCAGTAGGGGGTGAGGGTACTACCGTAGTTTTCACGGATTTGAGTGTTGATGACGATTTTCATATCTGCTCCTGTTTTCTCAGCGTATGAGTACATTATACGCCCAAACCCATTTATTGTCAAATTTTCTTTACTGGAACACAGACAAAACTTTTTTCAAGTTTCAATTGGCTTTGGATGACCTTGTCCAATTCAGGGTTCCGCTGTCCAGGTATATTCATGCGGGTAGCATAAATTTCATATAGTGCATTTTGGCATGAGGGTAAGTCTGCATAAGTCCCCATAAACGCAAAATTGGCAATGTACAGTAGAGTATACATTATGCTTTCAGAATGTCCGTGATACGAGCATGGATCAGATCCATCTCTTCCTGATCCACGTAGAAGTCGGTCTTGGGGTCGTAGTACTGACCCTCTTTGGTGTCAT